TGGTGGTGTTACTAGAAAGTTTCATAGGTGTCTTTGCGCTCATTGTGAAGACCAGAGAAGTGGTAGAGAAGAATACAATAATGGATGGCTTTCAGGATGTCAAGTCTGGACTTACCACCCTTCTTACCAAAACGTGAGAGGTATTTAATTGCGTTGGATCTGGTGAAAGGTTCGGCATCACCAATACTCTCAATCAAATCCAGAGTTTGAGTTTTGGATTCTTGAGAAGTGTAGTGTTGGTGATATGTACTTGTTAGATATTGTTCAATTTCTTTGAGTGTTTTGTCTTCTTGGTATTTCCAGAAGCCGTTTTGGTTTGTATCTGCAGACATTTCATCAACTGATTGGTTATAAGGGAGGGGCGTCCATTCATACCCCTCCACTGGGAGTTCGTTACTCATTTCATAATACAGAGAACACCTTTATCATTGTACCTCATCTTCGGCCTTGATGTCAACATCTGCATCAACTTTGTCATAGAGATCCATGAATGCACCCTTGGTTTCGTCATCAAAACGATTGAGACAAACCTGAATGGCTTTCACCTTGTCACCGAAGATCGAATATGCACGGACGATGTGAACCAAACGACGAGTGGAGATAACCTCTTCGATACCACCATCATAGAAAGTACGACGGATGATATCAGCCCAGTCGGTCAAGTGTGCGATAAACATTTGATCATCACACAGTTTGGAAAGGATCCGTTGTTCGATAGAAGGAGAAGGATAGGACTGTTCAAGGGTCACAGGGAAACGTTCAAGGAAAGCTTCGTTGAGAACGTTAGTCCCGATGAAACGACCATCGTCACTACCCTTACCCTTAGTGTTTGCAGTTGCAATCACATTGAAACCCTCTTTGGGTTGAACGTGACGACCGATCTTCTTCAGGAAGACACCCTTACCCTCAAGGATGGATTGGAGACACAGGATCTTATTGGATGCAAGATCAACTTCATCTAGAAGGAGAATAGCTCCGCGTTCCAGAGCCTCAATGACTGGTCCGTTGTGCCAAACAGTTTCACCATTAACAAGACGAAAACCACCAATAAGATCATCCTCATCAGTTTCGATGGTGATGTTGACACGGATCAACTCCCGACCCAGCTGAGCACAGGCTTGTTCAACACCAAACGTTTTACCATTACCCGACAGACCCGTAATGAACGCAGGATAGAAGAGACGGGACTGAATAATCTTGCGAATATCGTTAAAGTTACCAAACTTGACGAAGGTATCATCTTTCTGTGGAATGAGGTTTTGTTCGATAGGAGGAACCACCGCAGGAGCGGTGACGGTCTTTTCAAGTTGTTGACGGGCTTCTTGCACAGTCAGGTCCCACTTACCACGGGAGATTTTATATTGATCAAGTCGTTTAGTCACAGTGGGATAAGAGATGCCGTTGGCGGCACAGTACCCACGAACATCACCAGAAGTGATTTGATCACCGTAGGTATCGCGGAGTGCGTTGATGATGTTGTTGGACATTTGGTTGAAACCCTCATTGGTATGTATGTAATATACATGAAAAAACCCCCTAGGAGGGGGTGAGGTGGTCAGCCACCCAACTGTCCATGGTGGCGTCCTGTTGCATTTTCATCATGAGATGCATGGTTCTCTTGTGAGGTCTCTGTTTCCATCCATACCACTTAGAGACTTTACCCCTGTCATGAGGAGGTTCCTTACCAACTGAATAGTATTGGTCAGCTGTCATATCAATCACAAATCCATTCTCACGATCTCTCAACCACCAATGAAGATCCCCTCTATAATCCCTGGCACTCATAGGATCTAGAGTGTCAGTATCAAGGAGATAATACATAGCCTGAGTTGCATGATAACAATGCCCGTACATGGGATTGGTCTCATTCTCAACACGATACTTCTTAGTAAGAAGATCTGGAGTAAGGCATTCTCTCAGTCTCCGTGAACACTCAAGGATCATTGAGATGGTATAAGGAATTTTGTGATAGTGAAGGATGTCTTTTTTGATGACGACCCATTCACTAGCATCTTTTTGATAACAAGGTCTCTCTAGGATATCCACTCTGGTTTACGATCAGGATTACGAAGATAGTTTTCCGCTACCCAAGGCTTAGATGCGATATACATCTTGTACGCGGTAAATGTATCTATACTATCATCAAACTTGTATTCTTCAGGCATTGCACGGGCAAAATTTTCAGCCATACAGTAACAAGTGATTGGTTTACCAGTCTTGCGATGAAACAAACGTTTGGCTTCAAATAAAGTCTTGGTACATGAATGCACTTTACCATACCGAAGATAGTACTCATATGCAAGAGAAGTTCCATGCATGATCAACCATGCAGTGTTGTAGATATTCTCTCCAGCCCATTGAGTGCATGGGTGATTACGGAAGGCACCTTTTGCAGTTGCATAAGGCGTACCATCTAGTTTGTTGATTGTACCCCAATCATAATACCACTTGGAGAAAATGATGGAGAGCATTTGACAGCTCTCCAGAGGCATCTTGACAATGTGTTTGTCGGGAAGAACCCTGGCAGAAACACGGGGATTGGGATCAGTAACAAAGATGTTCATGCGAAGAACTGCATCAGGTATCCTACACCCCACTCTAACGCCTCTTCAGGGATGTCGTCAACGTGGTTTAACAAAAATACTTTTGCCGTAATAATCCGCGTCTTTCCCAGGGCTCTCACACAGGCTTTGGAAACCAACATGAATTTTTCATAGTCTTCATCGTTTCCATTTTTAAAACCACTGATGTAGAGATCACGAACTTCACGCAACAACTCTTCGGTTTCTGGTTCAAACGTAATCTCCTTTCCGTTGTTCAGGGGGATAGTCATGTTCTTCATACATGACATACTGAACTTCATAGCCCTTCGCGTGTCTTCAATGGGAAGAGCCCACTCTTGATTAGATCGATATGCATGTTGAATGACACCATTGGCACACTCCATAACACGGAGAACTGCGATCTTTTCCTTATCACTATCGGACAGATCATTAAAAGTTTTTTCCCAATCTCTCATTTGAATACCGCCGTTACTCCAATGATTTTTGCATTTGGATTGCGAGCTAATGCAACCTTACGAGCTTCCTGATAGTCGCGGGCAATGACTTCCTCTTTGAAAACTGTTCCCGCGACATATAAAGTCACTTCACACTTCATGCGATAACCTCCACAAATTCACTCAGGATTTTTTTGTTCAACTTCTTAGACTTCAGTGATTTTGTGAATGCACTCTTAATTTGAGACTTAGTTGCATTGTCTGCAACTTCAAACTCACTATCGTTACCGATAGAACTAGAGGACATTGCAAAATACTTTGTGTAGCCCTGAATACCCGCAACAGTCGCGGACTTGTTCTTTTTCCATTGTACCATGACTTTCTCAACCTCATCATACTTCAGTTCTTGATTTGCAAGATAACGACGAAGTTCACCACCACCCAGAATACGAATACCCAAGAGATTGACTTCAGGGAACCGATCACGGAGGTTCTTCAGTAGAGCCGTGGTAGGACCAGACCACCGACTAGGAATGTTGTAGGTAGTTCCCAGTTTACGATCACGGAGAACACAACGATCACTAAGGTGATTGAAACCATAATTGTTTTGATACTTGATGAGGTAAGGAATGGTTTGGGCTTCACCATCGGTCAGGATGATCGTGTTCAACTTCTCAACACCATAACGTTGTTTGAACTCAGGAATGATTTTGTAGAGGGAAACCAAAGCTTCATTCAACGGAGTTCCAGACAACATCAGTCGGGGGAAACCACCAGGATTGGATGCAATCATGTAGAGAGACCTACAGTGACGTTCGAAGTCCTTTGCACGGGTCTTACTGGACAGGAAGTTCAACATATTGAAGAACCCAGCCAGAGCCAGAGTGTTAGGAACATCGTCCTGGTGGAGGAGACTGCGATAGGTTAGATCTGGCATATCTGCAGCATCATCACACTGACGGAACCATTCGTTAGAGAATGCATAAACCTCAAAGGGAATACTGACTTTGCGACAGAACCAAACAAGATTGAGAAGTTGTTTGACAGTATCCTTAAGAACACCTTGCATTGAACCAGACCAGTCAAGAACAAAGATGAGACCGTGGTTCTTACCGTCAGGAAGAACAGTCACCTTCTTGAAGATATCTTCATTGAACTTGTAGGTGTGAAGTTTACCAGTGTCAAGAACACCAGTACGACTAGTTGCAGCTCGTGCATATGCACTTGCAGACTTCTTCATCTCAAACTCTTTGACCAGGTAGTTGACTTCCTTCTGAGCCGACTTCTTGAAGTCATTGTATTCCTGAATGTAATAGGCTTCAGGATCATAGTCACCACAATCTTCCTGTCGTTCTGCACGACGTTTCTCATAGTAACCCCAGATCCTTTCACTAGGAATGACCAGACGGTTCAACCTGATTTCAGGAACCTCAATGTAGATGGTGTCACCATAGGAGTATCCACAGAGAGTTTCAAGTTTCTCTTGCAGGTTGTCGTCAGTGAAACCTTCCTCAAAGGTATCACCACCAGAATTACCAATATTCCCACCTTCGTCACCTTCGTTGGCGTTTTCTTTCTCGTTGGCATTC